TTCACATAAGCATCCAAGACTATATCCACGGATAGTTGTAGACTCTCCAGGACCGTATACTCTTTGTATGCTAGAACTTGTTTTGTGGAAGTGACTAATCAGACAGTTAGTTTTTAGTCTCATTAGAGCAGTACGGGCTGGTACTACACCACCTGCACCAGGGATTTTATCTCCATGTTCTATAAGGAAGTCACCAAAGACAACTTTGGATCTAAATGGTATATACTGTACACCATATTCTGCAACATGTAAAAGTACATCTAGTCTGAATTCATCCATGTCTAATAGCTCAGATGCTTTTACTCTAAGGTATCTCTCAAATCTATTCTCATGATTACCTGGAATAAGATATATGGGAATATTTGGGAATCGCGATCTGCAATAGTCTAAGAATTGTCTACCTGCTTCTATCTCTTGTTTGAAATGAACCATTCTTGGATCTTTCTCATGAAAGGAAAGTTGGTAGAAGTCTAGTAAATCACCATTGATGAAGAGAGATTCTATCTTTTCTTCTTCCATTTTAGTAAATGCTACTTCTATAGCATCATTATCTTGATATGGAATGTGGACATCACCTATTATACCAACTGATTTAGTTCCTGTAGGGAATACAAAAGTGTCACGCTTGCTAGCATAAGACTCTGGTAGGAATTTTTCTTTCATAGTAAATTCTGTTTTGAGTTCTTTTTGAAAAGACTTATCTTTGAGATGATTTCTGGCTACTTTACCCATTTGACCACGGTAGTATCTTACTCTTCCATACACTGAATCATATGAATTAAATGTTGGATGTTCAGAAAAGATTTTTTTAGCAAGGCCTTTGGATGGTGACTCTGGAAATTTTTCTAAGTATTCAAGAATAATTTCAGTACTTTTTTGCTTGTTGTGTTTGACTCCGTTACTTATTGCCATATAATAATATACAAAAAATAATCAACATGTTTACTGTAAAACTAATTAAACAGGATGGAAAGCTAGTCTATCCTAATGACAAATCCAAATTAAATTATCAGATATTTTTGGATAAACTACCTGAAGGCCAGGAAATTGAGGTCTTTATGGGTTTAACAAGTGATAATGCATCAGTAGCTCAGATGGCTAAAGTGCATGCTTGTATAAGAGAATTAGCCAAAGAATCTGGCTATAACTTTGATGAGATGAAAACTATCATAAAAAGACAGTCTGGTCTATGCTATGATGGAGGAGGTGCTGAGTATTGCAAATCATTTGCTGAATGCAGCAAAGATGAATTAGCTTTAGCAATTGAAGCTTGTATAGCAATAGGAAGAGAGAATTATAATATGGAGCTTACTTAGGCTCTACATAACCTTCATCTCCTGGTTGAAGAATTTCTTTTTCTTCAAACATTTTACCATCTATTGCTTGTTTTTCTATTTCACCTAAAAGTAAGGCTACCGTATAGAAAGCTTTTTGGAGATCATCCTTTTCAGCATAATCTTTGTGTAAACTTTCTTTGAGATATGTCTCTTTATTCTCTTCTTTGATATGTGTAAATAGGTAATAAGACAATCCTTTTACCATGAGATAGTAGCTTTTATTGACTTTAATATCAATAATAGCATCATCATTTAATTCTTTTACTTTTATAGCCATTGTAATAACTTTGTAACAAATTTAATAAAAAATATGAAACAACAACTTGATCTTGAGGATATAAAAGACAAGCTCTACCAAAGACTAGAGAAATCTGGCTGGGCAGTAAAGCTTAGATCTTTTATCTATAGCAGTGATTTTGATAATATCATTAAACAATTAGCAAGATTATCTACTGATGGTAAGAGATTTACTCCAAAGCTAAGTCAAATGTTTAGAGCATTTGAAGAATGTCCTGTAAGTGAACTCAAGGTAGTGATAGTTGGACAAGATCCCTATCCGCAGTTTGAAGTAGCGGATGGAATTGCATTTAGCTGTGGCAATACTAAACAAGCAGAGACTAGTCTCAAATATATGCTTGATGAAATTAACAGACATGTCTATAAAGGACATCCCGGGTCTTTAGATCCAGACTTAACAAGATGGTCAAATCAAGGTGTACTGATGCTTAATACAGCTTTGTCTACTACCGTAGGTAAAACAGGGCAACATTATAGTATCTGGAAACCTTTTCTGGCATATCTGTTTGATTACTTAACCTGGAATGTAAACGGTTTAGTCTACATTTATATGGGTAAAGAAGCCAAGCTGTGGGCTGATGCAGTTAATGAGAATAACTACAAATCTTTTGTATCTCATCCTGCTAGTGCAGCATATGCTGGTAGTAATACATGGGATTCTCAAAATGTGTTTAATGAAACTAATAAAATTCTTGAGAATAAGTATGGAACTAAAATTATTTGGTGATGACTGAGATATTCAATAGACTAATACAGGTTGATCTTACTCCCAATGCATATTATGTTTTGCACTGTATAAAAGAGAAGATTGTACCTAACAGTTTTGTAAACAAGCACTTACAAGTTGAGAAGCTAAAAAGAGACAAATGGATAACTGAAAACTTGACATTAACAAGTAAAAGCATTATCTTTATGGAAGAAATTAACAGTTTCTTCAAAAAAACCAAGAAAAAAACTTCTCAAGCATTACTAGGTCAAGACTTTATAGATAAAATCCAGGAGTATGTAGAAATATTCCCTAATAGGAAACTCTCCTCTGGAAAATATGCAAGGGTCAATGCCAAAAATCTTGAGACAAGTTTTAGATGGTTCTTTGAGAACTATGACTATGATTGGGCTACAATCTTGTTAGCCACAGAAAAGTATGTTGATGAATATAGCATCAGGAATTATGAGTTTATGAGGACTGCTCAATACTTCATTAGGAAGCAAAATATAGATAAATCCTTTGAATCTGATTTAGCAACATACTGTGATCAAGTTAATAATTCCTCTGATGAAGATACTAATTATTTTAAAGAGAGAGTTGTATAATGAGAATTAGCAAAAATGTGATTTTAACTTTTTTAGCAATACTTGGAACTGTACTATCCTTCTTCATTGTAGACATGTTTATTATACCCATTACAATAGGTAAATACATAGCAATTGAAGTTGTGATAAGTACATTACACTACATGTATAATAAAGCTAAGGTCCAGACTTTTAACAATTAAGTTATGGCGGATTTATTTAATGGAGCCAGGCCACTAAAGCCTGTTAGTGAAAGAGATGCTTTAAGAAAAGCAATCATGAAGATCAAAGCAAGAAGAAAAGGTGAGTTAAAATCCCTTAGAAGTGCATGGCCCAAATTTAATGATGCTTTTTGTGACGGACTAGAATGGAGAACTATCACTATAGTAGGTGCTAGACCGGGAACTGGTAAGACTTTATTCATGGAACAGTTGATTAGTGACATAATAGTTCACAATACTGAACAAGAATTTAGAATACTTAAGTTCCAGATGGAGATGGTTGATGAAACCAATGGAGTTAGAAAGTTGAGTCTGAATACAGGTGCTGATTACAACACTCTTATGAGTAAGGGAGGAGTTCCCGTGGATGAAAAGATCTTTTATAAATGTGTTGACTATTATGAAAAATCAAGTCAAAGTGACTTTATTAATGTAGTTTATGATGCATGTACAGTTGACGAAATGTGTGCTACTATCCATTATGAGATGGAGCAAAACAAGAAAGAAGATGGTACATACACTAATATGCTAGTTACTATAGATCACTCAGCTTTATTTAGAGTAGGCAAAGGACAGAAAGACAAGTTTGAGATGTTAAATAGCTTGGGTGAAGCTCTCACCATGATGAAGAAAAAATATCCGGTTGCTTTTGTAGTGCTTAGTCAGTTAAACAGAAATATAGATTCTCCAGACAGACAACGGGACGGTGAATATGGAAACTATGTTTTAGATTCTGATATCTATGGCTCAGATGCTTTATTACAGCATGCTGACGTAGTTATGGGGATCAACAAACCTTCACTGAGAAAGATTAGACAGTATGGGCCAGAAAGATTCATTATTAATGATGAAGACTTGCTTGTATTTCACTTTCTTAAGTCAAGAAATGGTACAACTAGAATTAGTTTTTTCAAACTAGATAGAAGTACTATGAGAATAGTGGAAGTTGACACACCAGCTCAAGCAACAAAGAAAATGTCAATTTAAAAAAGAAAAAATGAATGTAAGAAAAGAAAAAGAAAAAGACTTTTTTGTCCAACACATGGACACCTTTAGAGCTATGGGGCATGCGGATCCATTTTTTATTATCAAAACTGCTTTTTTCCAAAAAGGTAAGTTTGGTAGACAAGTTCAGTTCTTTGAATCTGAGATTGGTAAAGGTGAGGATGTCTATATTGAGTTCTATGACAATGTCACAGATGATAAAGGAACTATTATAAATGTTGTTCCTTTCTTTGATGATAGACAATTGTTTAAGTACAAGTATAATCCTTTCTATGCAGAGGAATATGAAACTAAGACTGGTACAAATGTAAAGGGAGACCCTTATATCTTGTATACTGTTCCTGTTTCTGAAATGATTGCTGTTCTTAAAGATGGTACTGAGATTACTTATGCCCTTTATGAAAAAAGAAAAGCTGAGGCCGGAATAAAAGTTAAAGAGGCTGAAGTAGAACTTCCAAGATTACAGAAAAGTTTGTTTCCTGATTTTGAAGAAGACTTTGCTTCCAAAAAGGATGTAGAGATAAGTCTATCTGATGATGATGATGACATTCCCCTATCTGAAATTACTATTAAGGATTTAGCAGCTATCATGCTTATGAAACCTGTTAGTAAAAAAGAATGGTTGAATGATTTAGTTAAACAAGCAAAAACTGAACTATGAGTATAGTACTTCCAACTAAGAAAGTAAAAGCAGAAAGAACTAATCCTAAGAGACTGATTATTTATTCAAAGCCAAAGACTGGTAAGACCAGTGCATTTGCAGGCTTAGAAGATAATTTGATCATGGATTTAGAAAATGGTGCTGACTATGTTGAGGCTTTAAAGATTAAAGTAACTTCTTTACAGGAGCTACTTGAAGCAGGTAAAGCTATCAAAGAGGCAGGTAAACCATATAAATATCTTACCGTAGATACTGTAACTGCATTAGAAGATATGGTTATGCCATTAGCTATCAAATTGTATAAACAAACTAGTATGGGTAAAAACTATGATGGAGACAATGTCTTGTCATTACCTAATGGTGCTGGTTATTTATATTTAAGACAAGCTTTCTTTCAGGTTTTAGATTTTATTGATACTTTAGCTCCCCATATTATTTTGGCTGGTCACATTAAAGACAAGCAAGTTGATGATAAAGGAGAGATGGTATTAGCTGCAAACATTGATTTGACAGGTAAAATTAAATCTTTAATCTGTGCTAATGCAGATGCAATTGGTTATATGTATAGAAAAGGTAACAAAACTATTCTATCATTTAAAACCAGTGAAGAAGTGACTTGTGGTGCAAGACCTGAGCACTTAAGAAATGAAGAGATAGTAATTTCT